TGACCATTACACCCTCGGGGAAAGGCGATATCTTCTACCTTCAACTTACAGAATTTTTCTTGGAAATCCTTGATAAAGTGTTGGGTTTCTTCCTTCTTTCCGGCCAACATCAAGACGATAGCCATCCTAAAGGCATCTCGGCACTTCTGAGGAATGATGGCCTTGACAACTTCAAGACCCATTATCTTAGTCTCAGCTTCCTTATACCGCACCCCCTCATCAGCCCACACTCGCATGGCGTAGCACTTCTTGGCCCGCCAAATCGAGGAATCCGAAATAATATCCCGCTTCATAATGAGCTTATCCGGCTCATAAGCGTTCATTATTTTCCCGAGTTCAAGGTACGCTTTGTCGATTTCCGGCTGAATAAATTCTTTGCCCAAACGGTCCAAGAAATCCACTGGGTCGTTGGGAATGAACCGTGTGACAAATGGAGAGAGATCCAAATAAATTGAATCAGTGTCCCCAGCCACCGTCCAGGCGTGGTCAATACCCAACGCTCGATCCAGTACCTCCTTAAGGCGTGCTGCAATCCATCGGATAGCAAGCTGTCCGGAGAGGGTGACGGCACTCGAAATTCTCCAGTTATAAAAGGCGAAAGCCGGATTAGCAGTCGCTCCATAGAAGGAGTTGATGGCAATTTTAATACCCATCTGAGCGTTATTGAGCCGAGTAATTTCATCGTCCGAAGCTCCCGAATTCTTGGCCTCAATCATTTGATCTTTGAAGTGCTTGCGCATGGCAAAGAACTTCTTCATCAATTCTCCCATAAAACCTTGCCGGTCTCGACGAAATCTTGCGCCGTTTCCGGCTCGGGCAAACCCCGAGGTCTCATGGAATTTTCTATTGATGATTTCTATGTGTTTGAGGCAGTATTCAGCGGCTCCCCCCGGATCTTGCTCTAAAGGCCACGCTTCCATGTCCACATAGCACTCGGGGCTGATATTCGCCCACATCATGAGGTGCGGATACAGGCTTTGAAGGTCAAAAGACATCACATACTGATGCGGTCCAATCTTCGGGTGGAAATTGAACCCGCCCGGAATTCTCTTAGGTTCCGAGCGCATATCATGATGAAAAACGATACCTTTATTGAGAAGGTGGTTGTGGCTGATAACTTCCCACAACTTTACCGAGCCTAGCGAATCCATAAGATTGACCTTGGCTTGGTAGGCAATAAAACAAGCCAAATCAATGAAATGGTTTTTCTCGTCGATATCGTGAACCCGGTCTAAATCTTCGATGTTATACTGGACAAAAAGAGGGAAGTTTCTCTTTCGCAAATCTTCAAGGTCCGAATAACCCTTCGACTTATAGTCCAACTTTGTTTTCTTAACTTCGTGAAAAGCAACGTGGTCAAGAGTATAGGACTCTAATTCCTTGTAGGTAAATTTCTTGTAAATGTCGTAATAATCAAGAACAGCTAGGCCCACGGGAATGTAGATTGTCTGCTCTTTCCCCCAAACTTCAATTTTCTTATCCCGAAGAATACCCCACGGGCTCATTCTCTCGGCGTGGTTTCCCCCCAGCACTTTCCGGATGCGATTAACAAGGTAAGGAATGTCATAGCGTTCGATGTTCCACCCCGTCACAATATCGGGGCGCTCATCTTCATCTTCCCAGATTCGCAGAAACCTTTCCAGCATGTCAGATTCGTTCTGACACGAGACATAATGACACTTCGGGGGAAGGTATGGCTCTTTCCAGACATGGGCGTCCCAACCGAAAATAAAGCGACGCTCGCCAATCCTGAGGCCAATCAGGGTAATTTTCCCATCGGCATTTTCGACAGCGGCATACTCCCCAGCCGCATTCTTAGCCACCTCGATATCGATAATGTGCTTTTTTATTACACTGGTATCGTACTTGATATCCCCAAGCCAATTGTCATTGATGAAAGGATAGACCCATCGGTCATACCCATACCACTTGAAACCCTGAAGGTCTCGGTAATGCTCGACCCATTGCTGGGCTTCTCGCATATTTGCAAAATCCTTCCGAGCAACCGGGTGCCCATGAAGGTTTTTGTAAGTGCCATCTTTCGAGGGGACAAAAAGGTATGGCTCATACTTTACTTTCTGCCGATATCGTTTTCCATCTCGATACCCACATACTCGAATTTCCGAGCCATACCGATCAACGCTTGTATAAAAGTCTACAGTTTCAGTCAAAAATCAATCCTCTAAAAAATCCTTCGCCAAATGAAATACAGAATTTGCGTTACCCTTGCCGTCTCGAAATTGAAGCACTCTAAATTTATCCGCTCTATCTCGATTCGCACTAAGCCAAGTTTCTAGCTCATGCTTGACGGTAAATGCCGCCCAGACCCCGTGACCTAGAGTTGGAATTTCTATAACGACCCAAATAGAATGCGCTCGGGCCATCAATCTTTCTCAGCCAAAAGGAATTCGTTATTGATCACCTTAAAGGAATGCCGATGACCAGGGCCTGTAGCCTTGAAAACAACGCCTTCCCGAACATCATGATTGATACTCCGGCCCTTGGCAGTATCAAGGAAAACCTGGATAGGGTCTTCGTTTTCCATGAAAGGATTGAGGCTTACCGGGAAATTTACCACCGGGATATGCCTTAATCCAAAGGTTTCACAAAGCTGGTAAGTTTCTACTGGGTCTTTATAAGACCGATTCGTAATGCTCCAGATATCGAAAACATAAAACCTAAGCTCAGGGAATTTCTCTCGATTTCCTTGCACGCCCGGCCCCATAAGCTCGCCTTGAAGGGCGATATCCTCATCCCTGAGATGGGCGGAAATGGCCTTAATCTTTTCTTCTAAGCCTTCGGTCTCAAACACCCTCCAGTAGGCAGCATCATCCTTCTTAAGGTCAAGATTACGGCTGCACACTCCTATCTCAGATGGCATTTCATACAAATTGCTCCCGTCCTCAGCTTTTACAAACATCCGACGCTTGTAGACAGTCATGGAAGAGCCGTCCAGCTTAAGCGTGACTTGATAATACCTATTTCGGTCCCACCGGCCAAAGTACTTTTTGAGATTTTGCACCCTTTCTTGGTCGGTTTTTTGGATAAACTCTGGAAAGTTTCCCTTGGCCATACCTTTCAGACATGGCTTTAAGGGGGCTTCCCAAAGCTTCACACCAAGAACTTTAGTAAGGTCTTCCCCGTCCTCTAGCACCACCTTGGAGGGCGCCTCCTCGGAACCGGGTTCAAGGACTAACTCTAAGGAGCGAGGCCCAACTGCCGAATTCCATAGACCCCATTTTCCAACGTCTAATGGGTTTTCCATGGGTGGGAATAGCTCATCGATAGGCATAATCAAGCCTTGGCTCAATTCCCCCCGAAGTTTGATGGTTTTGAGCTTGAAACCTTCCCCAAGATCCGGGTGAGCCCGGTATCCGGACTTCCTCAAAAACTCGAATTCTGGGCGAATCGGGAGGAAAGAATCCACTTCAAAATAAATAACTAGCTTTCCGGGCTCGGCCCACCCCTTTTGAGTGACAACTTGCCAACCATCAATTTTGGCAATCTCTACTCTGTCGGCACCGTCGATGGGGACAATTTCCGAAATTGTGCGAAAGCTCGCAAGCTTGCGAGTAATCTCAGTCATTAAATTAATCTCCTAGAAAACTGTGATTTCGTAAATAAGGGGCAAAGAATTTCCTAAGTCAAAAAGGGGAACCCCGTGGGTCTGATTAACTTCTCCCTGTCGCCGAGCGTTAACGTCTATGAATATGACCTTACGATTGGCGTGCCTCTGGTCTCTACTTCTATCACCGCCGTTGCGGGTGTTTTCCGTTGGGGACCGCTAAATGAGCGGGTAGTTGTTCCTAATGAACCTACGCTTGTCTCCTACTTCGCACAACCGACAAATTTCAACGGAGAAACCTTTTTCACAGCGGCAAACTTCCTTGCCTACGGGGACCAACTTTATGTTTCTCGGGCAGCAAACACAGCTGGCCCATCTCCTATTGTAGACGCCACGGTAGACGCCGGAAACAACATCCTTATCGTTCCAAGCACTACAAACCCGAACCTGATTCCGGGCATGATTGCAGCGCACGTGAACAACGGCCACCTTGCTACCGGGGCCGTGATTGCAAACATCATCAACTCGACTGCCGTGCACCTCACATCGGCTTCTTTTGCTCTGTCTGATGGTCTGACCCAAGTGCAGTGGATGGCCAACAACTGCGCCTATTCCGCTCTTGGAAACATCGCCACAATCGCAAATCTTGCGCAAAACATTGTGCGCAACGAAGCCGATTTTCCAAATCAGCAAGGCACTTTTGACCCGGATCTGATCTTCCTTGCCCGTTATCCGGGAGCCCTAGGAAACTCGCTACGAGTGACGCTTTGCGACTCGCCAAACGCCTTTTCGAATACTTTCGACCTGACTGCCATCGGAAACGGCGGCGCCGAAGTTGTGCTAAATGTGGCATCGAACACCGCCACCGTGACAATCCACTATGGGTACGTCGGTCCGACAACTGCCGGCGAGGCCGTGACAGCGGTAAATGCTGCGGCAAATGCTTTCCAGCATCTGTTCAACATCAACGACCTGATTCTCTTCGGAAACAGCTCAGTTGGTACCCAAGCCCTGCGCCTTCTTGAGCAGACGGCATGGGAGTCAACCTCAAACGCTACCGAAGCAACGGCTACTTTTGACTGGGTATTCGACGAAGATCTTGCGCTGTATGCCGACCAAAACCTGTCGGACAACGTGAGCCGTTTCTGGGAATTCTTTGCTCTTGCTCAGCAGCCACCGGGTCAAACCAATTGGCAGCTCTTTAACGGAAACGGGGCGGCCCTCGACGGTCTGCACGTCTTTGTTATCGACGAAGGTGGAATGTTCACGGGAATCCCCGGCACAATCCTAGAGCGATACCTGGACGTTTCTCGCTCGACCGATGCTATGACGGTTGATGGAAATCCAAACTTCTATATGGACATCATCAACCAAAGGTCAAACTACATCTGGGCCACAAACCCTCGTAGCTTTGGCTATGTCAACACCGGTATCAATCTGGCTTCGACCACGAATGACACCCCGCTTGACATGGTTCTTCAGCTAGGAGCGGACGGAGCCGACGAGCAGACAGTTTCGATTGCTTCGCTGGCAAACGCCTATAGCGAGTATCTGTCGCCAGAAGTTGTGGACGTTGACCTTATCCTACAGGGTAAGGCCCGAGGCGGCCTAAACCAGACTCAGCTATTCCAGTGGCTTCTGGACAATCTGGCCTACACTCGTCTGGACGTTGTAGTTTTCGGATCTCCGGACAAGACGGACCTTGTGAACGTCTCGACCGACAACGACCGAATCCAGTTCCTGCTTGACTACCGCAACGACCTGGACAGCACGTCTTACGGATTCTTGGACGGAAACTACAAGTATCAGTACGACAAGTATAACAACGTCTATCGCTGGGTGCCTTTCAACGGGGACATGGCTGGCCTTGCGGCCCGCACCGACCAACAGAGAGCGCCATGGTGGAGCTTCGCCGGCTACAATCGAGGCATCATCAAGAACGTGTCAGGATTGGCTTGGAATCCTCTAAAGCCATATCGTGACATCCTGTATCCGAATTGCATCAATCCGATTGTCCACAAAAATGGTATCGGAAACCTGCTCTTCGGCGACAAAACCCTTCTTGAAGCAAACTCGGCTTTCAGCCGTATCAACGTGCGTCGTCTCTTCATCTTCCTTGAGAAGGCGATTAGCTCGCTGGCCAAGTACTTCCTGTTCGAATTCAACGATTCCTACACCAGGGCGCTGTTCACGAACGCAATCACCCCAGAACTTCGGGCCGTCAAAGCTGCCCGTGGTATCCAGGACTTCGATGTGATTTGCGACGAATCGAATAACGGCCCGGACGTGGTGGATGCTTGGACGATGAACGGAGACATTTACATCAAGCCTGCCCGAGATATCAACTGGATTAACTTGAACTTCATTGCGGTGCGCTCGGGTGTGACCTTCTCGGAGGTCATCGGAACCGCCTACTGAGGCATACACGGAGAGGGGGGTAAGCCCCCTTTTCTAAATAAAAAAATAAGAGGACTTTTATTAATATGACTCGGTTCGTAGATCCGCAAAAATCTACATAAAAGGAGAGAGTTGTTTTATGGCCTTCAACATCGCATCATTTCTGCACAACGGACTGCAATTTGGCGGTGCACGGCCAACTCAGTTCCAAGTTGACATCTTTCCTCCGCTGAATATCGGAGCCGGGGCAACCCCTGGTATCGGTGTTGCAGTTTCTAAGCAATTCTCTTTCGTGTGCACGGCGGCCTCGCTGCCGGAATTCACTGTCCAGCCTGCTACCTGTGCTTACTTCGGGGCAATCCTGAAGTACTCAGCCGAGCGAGTTTTCGGGGATTGGTCAGTGCAGGTTCTCAATGATGAGGACTTTAGCCAGCGAGCCATGTTCGAACGCTGGTCAAACGCCATGAATACTCTGATCAGCAACCGTCTGGACCCAACCTACTACGCCACGAAGTATAAGGCGTCGGCAGTGGTGACTCAGTACTCTAAGTCGGGACCGATTCTGCGTCAGTACACGATGTGGAACCTCTGGCCGATGCGAATCAGCGACATCCCTCTTTCGTGGGAAGCTGCTACGCAAATCGAGCGTTTCGAAGTCAACTTTGCCCTTGACTACTTCTATCCATCGGCTCAAGATAACTCGCCTGACGTGTTCAATCCGACGCTTGCCGACGACCAAAACGTCGCAACAGCGCCGACCATCACGACAGACAGCACTATCCATGCCGTGGGCAACTAAAAAGGCTGGATAGTTTGGTTTTCGAAAGAGCGCCCGCTGACGGCGCTCTTTTTTTGTTTACGCCGGGTTAGCTCAGTGGTAGAGCAGCTGTCTTGTAAACAGCAGGTCGGGGGTTCGAATCCGCCCATCCGGCACCAGAATATAGAATAACTGTGTGTAGCGCAGTCTGGTTAGCGTTCCTGATTTGGAGTCAGGAGGTCGGGGGTTCGAATCCCTCCACACAGACCAATCGGGGCTTGATAGGTGTTGGTAGCACACTGCCCCTTACCCTTTCCCCCCTTTGTGGGAATCGGTGGGGGCGGGGGAGAGGGTTCGAATCCCTCATTGAGACCGTAGGGCTCGACGGAGCCCGGAACCGGGGGACAGCTGCCCCCGGTTTTTTTTTCTTGACGGCCAAGAATAAGAGGGGTAGACTGCTCAAATCAGGAACCAAATCCGACTTTGGCCCTGATCACTCCTTGTTGGCGGGAAAAGGGGTCCAGTGGGAAGCTGGACCCCTTTTCTTTTATTATT